ACAGGATCAATATATGGTTGGGTAGTATTTGAGGGAAAATTTAATGCCATTACTTCTTCAACAACTGTTTGAGGAGATCCTTAATTTCACCCATCTCTTGTTTGAGATTTGATATTTCTTGTTGAGACTCCAAGTTCATCATTGCCTGTCTCTTGGCTATTTGATATCGGTTACGTTCTGACTCACTTTTATTGACGATGACCCCAGAGTCATCATCCTTATACAAACCATCGTAACCGGCAACTTTATGTTTCACTGAAATAAGGTTTTAGTTATTTAGGTTACTCAGATACGACGATCCGTATATCATCAATAATTGGGCACTTGGCTGGATTAGTCGCTTCCATGACAATCTTGAGTGAAATTGCATCAAATTGAGCAATGTCTTGATTACTCCAGGTCAATTCTTGCCACTCATCCGATTGAATCTTCCTGGGATCTACGTTTCTAGAAGACCTTGGTTTCACAGTCTCAATGTTGTCAGGTAGACCTGGTGTCTTGACTGGATTACCATTCAAATCAACACGATCCTCTTTTGGTGCAACTTGATCTGGGTTAAATGGTGTCCAGTTAATTGTGGATGTATCACCATCAAATCCAACAAATCTAGGACGATAATAAATCCTAATATCTTTGAAACCATAGAGAATAGCACTCATTCTGACTTGAATACCATCAGAAATATTTTCAAGGATAAATTGTTTGGATATCCATTTTGAATATACACTTCCGAATGTAGCTTCCTCTCCTAAGAATTCTATATTATTAGTGATCGTAATCTCTGAATTTTCAAGAATTGTATCAAGATCAAAACCTGGGAAGTTTAAACTATCAACGTTATCTAAAGGAGCAATTTCCCTAATACCGGATCCTATAAAAGTCATCTTTTTGATATCTGGTAAAACTTGATCTACCATCAATGTGACAATCTTCCCATTTTTCAATGTAAAGTCAACTGGAGTTCCGGGTTTTATATCTGATGTAATTAAATTAGAAGTGATGGTCGCTCTCTGTAAATTATTGATATTGAGATTATTTGGTTCAGGTCTGTCCACCAGGTTCGTAATCACATTCATATTTGTTCTCTGCAAATCAATCACAGTAGAAACTTTACTATCAGTTGAAATAAAGGTAATATTGGTCTCTAGTGACCTTCTACCATCCAATAGTTCTGATCGTGAATATTTTGATTCATTCAGATAATTAGCCACTTGCTTGGCCCCATCATAGTAGAAGGTATCCATGATTGGAATATCCTCCACTACAGAGAACTTGTATTGATTATCTACATTGTACTGAGTTACACCCGCAGCTTCTGTCGCAATATTCGTAGCAAAGATTTTAGAGGATGGGAAGGTTTGAACACCAGAGTAGAGATTGATTGTTTCATATGGTCTATTATAAGAACCTAGGACCCTGTTACCACCACCTCTCAATATACTAGTGGCACCCTGAATCACTTTGATTGTGAAATTATCAAGGTCAGCAGCAATCACCTGATGTAAAGTGTTGATGTTATCAACATTAATACCTCCAACTGTTCTAGTAGCTCCACCATCAACCCCCTCTAGTGAAACCATATCACCAGATCTCAATCCATGATTAGGATGATAGACCTTGACGATTTTGTTGTTTTCTTCCCAATTATTTGAGTTTGGATTACTGATGATAGGAGGAACGAGTTCCTCAGTATTACAAGTTTCAATTGGATTAGGAGGCAACAACCTTATAGAGATCGGTTCATTTTGCAACCTCAAGTTTGAAGTAAAGTTAGATTTAAAATTAGCACGATGTAATACAAAGGTGATATCTTGTGACTGATCCTCTGTCCAAATACCAGCATTTTGAGAAGTAAATAGAGCACCAGTGTTTGGTTGAACGATGACCTTTGTATCGGTTCCTATAATCTTTTGACCAATTTTCGCAGTGTAAATTTCATAATCAGTCGATGTAGGACACTTAATTACAAAGGCATAATTAGCATTACCCAACAAGTAAACTGGGGCATCAAACTTAAATCTAGTGGGTTGAGAAGCGTCCATTGATGTTGCTACACCCATCTTGACACTCTTACGACCTGGTCTAATTCTTACAATAGCCTCAGCTTGTTGTAATCTATCATTATTAGTGTTATCAATGAAGGTTACACCTGGAACCTTAGTGTAACCCGAACCTGGTTCGGTGAGTTGAATCTCATAGATTTGACCATCCTTACCCTCTACCAATCTCACAATAAGAACTGCGTCAAGAGTATTTGATCCATTAGGATCTATGACCCTTACCTTGTCTCCATCTTTATATCCTTGTCCTGGATTAGATGGAGCAGCAAAAGTAATCTTACCATCATCTTTAGCTACATTTGAGGTAGAAACTCTACAAGCAACTGTGAGACCTACTCCACTGCCTGTGGTATCGATAGTAGAAGTTTCGAAGATGATAAATGGTTGACCCTGCCCTGGTTTAGAGTATCCACGACCTTGATTTTCAATTTCGATATTATCAACTGCATCTGTAGATTGTGCAACTTTGATAGTTGCCTGCGCCCGGATTCCGCCAGGTAGATCTGGAGCATCAATTTCAACCTCTGTTAGTGGAGTGATTGGAGAGGATTGTGTTTCTCCAATTGAATATCCAGAACCAAGTTTCTTCATGTCAATACGACTCAACTGAACTTCATCGAGAGCAATAGAATAACTACCAATTAATTGGGGGTTAGTCTCGATAATTAGTCTCTCTCCTGGAATGAAATCCGCTCCAGGAACTATATCATTTGCATAATTACTGATGATAACATCATAAACAGTGTTTTCAATATTACGAGCACTGTTTACGGATGGGGATTGGAAGACTACATCATTACGAATTGTTCCGACAGTTCCAGATATATCTCCTCTTACAGTAACTCCTTCTCTCAGTGTTTCTGCAGAAGCGTTCTGTAAATCACACACAATACGTAGAAGTGTTGAACTTGGTTTAACTACCCTTGAGTGTGGTAAAACATTGTTAGAGGGGGTTTGTCCATCTGTAGAGACAATGTATGCTTCAATACCTTGAATCAAATCTTTCTTTTTGAAGAAAACATCTAACTGACTGACAAAAACACCATCTGGACTATTTGAATCAATGTTGAATGTTTGTGCAATGGGGTCACGGGGTCTTGGTCTTAATGATGGTTTTTGGAATGGAGGACGATCGGATACATCTATAGAATCGAGTTCATTATCCGTATTGGACTGTTGTTCGTTAATTCTAGTCTGAGTGGTGAAGTCTTTAGACCTTGTTGCCAAAATATATTCAGACTTGTCATTAACAACAGATCCAGATACAAAGACAGACTCTGCAAACCCTTCAATCTTAGATAGATCAGTAGAGTTCTTTCTATTGGATGTAAGTCTGAAATATCTCTGTCCAGTTTTGAATGATCTTGTAGGACCATTGACTCTATACTCCACATCATTTAACGATCCATTGAATATAGATCCCTTCACAGGTGGTCTTCCATTAGGTATTAAGAATACACCTTGTAAATTACCTTCACCATCTGTAATTAACGGAGCTCCAAATCCTTTAGGATTTGAATTGGGCACACCAGAATATCTAGCAACACCATCTGGGAAGTTGACTTCTGGTTCTATATTATCAACAGAGACCCACTTACTTACATTGACTTCATCAAAGAAGGCGAAGTATCTCGTATTTGGTTTTAATCTCTCTGCATTTATATAAACAGGAATCGTTCTCATTGTTGGGAGAATCTGAGTATCTACAGATCTTTCTCCATTTGAAGTGTTAATAGGTTCACCCGTATTAACTGGGAACTGTCTCTTGATAATACCTCTTGCTTCGTTTAAAGATAATGCGGCACTTCCAATTGTTAAACTACTTTCTCCTACAGAAAGTCCATTTGAGTATAAAAATGGACTCTCATTTAAATCATTGACTCTATTTTCTCTGAATTGATTCTCCCTTCCAAACTCAAGCTTCTTATTTACCATAACTCTTCCTTGATTTTCCCAAGATCCCCAAACGGTTCCTAATGACATAATTACCATGTCAGCAGGGATATTAACCATTGCCGCCCAAATCTTACTGTCACCGATCACCACATCAGGAATTTTACGGTTGTCAAAATAAGTGTCAATTGATGGTGTCAATTTTACTTTACCCTCAAAGGCAAAGTTAGTGTAAGGTTGAATTTTTATGGACCTCGTTGCCTTTGGTTGAGAGATCAACACCTTATTATCAAATGGAGATGTCACGATACCATTGTTATTAACATAGAATCCAAAGATCTCTCTGTTTTCATCAGTTTGATTAGTCTCTTCTAGAGCAACTTGATCCCAAACATGGGCGGGTCTTAAGTGACTCTGTTTGAAATCAATACTATTTCTATAAACTTTAGTTCCAACATTACCTTTGGAGTGATCAGCAAAGGTATCAACAATAATTCCGTTCTTAAATCTATCAAGCCCTGTCTTTGCATCTCTAACACTTTGATTGAGTGCACTGATCTCTAAGATTGATAATGTAATCAAATCCTCAACTCTATCTAATCTACTATCAATTTCAGAGATATCCTTCATAGTGTATCTTCTGTAATTGAATTTTTCGATCCTTACATCTTTGATATTGAAAGTATATGCAGGAAGGAATAAATCATAAATGCGAATACCTGTTGACAAATCAGGAGGAGCGACAGGATTTTTAGAGGGTATACCCTCAACCAGAGTCATCTTACCGGTCTTTTCTAAGAAGAGTGAATCAATCTTGGGTAGGTAGAATTGAATATCACATTCAAATTGTGAATTAGGAATTGGAATGCGGGGAACAAATGCATTTCCGCCATTTCTTGTATCAAGGAAATTATAAGAATTTAATACTGATTCAAACGGAATGTTTGTCGATAAGAAGGAAGGATTGGGAGGAGCAACATTGACTATTGGTCTAAAGTCAATACTATCCCTCAACTTAAGTGTCACATCCGAAAGATCAATATTTCCCTCTGGTGTGTCTGAGATTGGTCTGTAAACTGGTATGAGTCCATAGGGGACCCCTCTATCATGTAAATAAGAATCAACACTGAAGAAATCACCAGAACCCTCATGTTCAAAGTAATCATATGTTGCTATCACATTGCCAACAGGTCTAGGTCTACCTGGCTTGAGTAGCAACTGACCTAATCCATAAAAACCATCTCTTTGTCCATTATCAAAAATGTAGTTATCCTTAATGTCAATTTGTTTACCATCTCCGTCGGTCATCATCAGAGACTTCAGTCTAAAGATATCAGCTTTCTCAAATGCTGCAGCTTGGGAAGATAATGGGCTCAACTCCAGGTCTCTAGGATTTTCAGGATCAAATGGGAATGATTGTTGATAGTCTCTGATGAGATTCTTTCTCTTTGCCTGGGCATTAGTTACTTGGATTGGAGCTATAATCTTCAATACAGATCCAACAGGTAATGGTGATCTAAAAGTTAGTGTAACCTCAGTTCCTTGACTTAATATGCTGATTGGGTTGTTTAAACTCAATGATATTAATCTTCCCTCGAAGGATGAGATGTTTTTCTCTTTCCTATTTGTAACTTTAGCAATAGATATTGTATATTTAAATTGATCAATTATGAATTTTTCGTTCGGTTTATTGGTTGTAATACGAACTTCTGTCTCTCCTGCATTAAGTTCATCCGTGACAAACTGTTTATATACCTGGTAATTGATTCCAGTATTTTGTGGGTCTGATTCGAGGGAGGAGATTACATTTTCGGGAAGTTGAAGAATAAGATTATCAGAGGGCTTACCCAATGGTTTTACACGAATTCTCTCAACTCTCTTTCCAGTAATTTTCTTGTTTAGTGTAGTAGTGAAGTAAATATATCCAGGAGTTCTACTAGGTCCATAACCAAATGGTTGTGTAGCAAACAAAACAACTAATTGTTGGGTTGATTCACTATCATCCGTTATTACTACTATATCACCGCCGACCAATTGGTCTGAAGCATCTCCAAGAAAATCATCACATACGATAAAATTATCACCCTTTCTTCCAGAAAATAATGACCCGTCAGCAAGAGTCAGTGTATTTACATCATTAGATGTTGCAAATGAGACATCCGCAGTGAAGTTCGGGACATCACTTAATTCCGAGAATAATGACTTTGTTTTTGTGATAGTATTAGTAATTTTAGCAGGAATTACTACTGCATAACCGGAAATACCGTTTTCAGTGATAATAGTGTAGTTTACACGGGGAACCTCTCTTGTGTTTTGAGGATTTGAATATGGAAAATTATATAAGAAATCTCTACCGAATTTAGTCAATTCAAGTGAATTTGTTTTCTTTTTATAGACAAATCCACCCTTACCAGGATCTATTCCATCTGATCCCTCCTTGAATAAAACAACTCTAGCACCTAAAGCAAATACAGTGATATAGTTCTCTGAACCTAAATCAAAATCACCCTTGGTGGGTTGTGATTTTGTCACTGGAACAAGTATTGGATCAGATGTATCATATGATGGTTTTGCTTCACCTCCATCAATATTAGATAACATTGTAGAGTCAATTTCTTCAAGAACTCTATAAATCCACTCATTGTAACTTTCCTGAGTCCTTAGGTCTTCTAGTGATGGAAGACTGATTCTAAAATTTGATGATTCAACAGTATTTGCTAAGGTCTTGAATAATCTGATTTCACTGGTATCAATAGATGAAGTTATATTAGCTGGTCTAGGTATACTGTCCGGGTTGTTAGGATCGTATTTTGCTTCATATTTGGTATCAAATTCTAACCCTACAACCTCTCCTTTTCTAATGATCCTACCACTTTTTACCACAAAGTCATCATTGTCATTTTTGATATTTAAATCTAATAATATATCCGCATTGGTCTTTGTTTCTACCAATGTTTGACTTGAGATACCAGGTCCCTCTCTTTCCAATAAAACATTTGTCGAGTCTAATCCAGAAAACAACTGTCTGATGTTTTCTCCATTTCTAAATTGTCCCACGATTGACGAAAGAATCAATCTATTTCCCTGAGATCCCTCCTCCACTTGACCAATTGCATTGCTCTCTTCTCCAAATACAAGGTTTCCAACTAACCAATTACGATCTCTCCCTGAGTCGTTTTCATCAAATACAATGTAAAACTCCGTGAAAAACTCCGACCCCAATATTCCTAGTCTAGATACGGAATTGTAACCATAAAAATCCCCCATCTCTACAAGGTCTGTATTGAAAATATACTTTGGTCTGATTATACCAGTAGGAGAGGGTGTAATTTTTCTTGATATTAATACCTTTTTATTCTCAAAAGTGTCACCTCTTTTGATGGTTTTACCGGATGGTATGGAAACAACAACACTATTTGTTTCTGAGGTACTTTCATCCAACCTCAAGGGGGTTATTCTTTGAACTTCAAATTCCCCTTCCTCTCCGGGATTTACTGTGTTCGTTGGTATTCCATCTACAATATTATTATCATCAAACGGTAACCTTTGAGAGTCAGACGATATTTTCTCTAAAATAAGATGATATGTCGTAAGTGGTTGGTTTCCGCCACTGATAGGCCTTCCTAATCTTTCGGGGTTTGATGATTCTCCAGAGAAACCATCACCAAACTCACGGTAACACACAATATCTTTAAATGCTTGAGTTTTAGTACCAGGTCCAGTGATATTATCTAAATCAGGGATTCCAGATAAACGAGAGATTGGGATGTTATAACCGTTTGGAACTTGAGTTGATGACTTAGGAACGAACCCCTGAACACGAGGTTTGTCACCATAGATAAAGAAAGGACTGGTGAAACTTACTTCATATCCTTGAATATATGCCTTTCCAGGAGAAACCCTTATTGAATATTTTGCATTGGCTTCAGAAAAGGTGAGGGGTTGTGTAGATCCAGTTCCGGGAACAGGTGGATAAAAACCATTCTCATCTGGGTCAAATACCCCATCTGGGTTTAAATTAATTACTTCTACGTTAGAAGGATTATCAGTATCTAGGAAATCCCAGTACTCTAAAGGTTGTATTGGAAAATCGCTGACAATATAGTCACCGGCCTCATCAAATGTTCTTTTTGCTAGTAGATCGTAAAGGAAGTCCCACTTAACTGTTTGTGTAGAACTACCTACAACATTTCCCTCAACTAAATTGGTCAGAGTGATAAAGTTAGGGTCAATTGCATCGGGGTCTCTTTTTACGAGAGTAAGACTAATCTTCAATCGATCTGCACCTGGAGCAGCAAAATTGGAAGATCCCTGTGCATTATCGAGTAGAGATTTATCGTCTACAGAGTCAACAAATTCTTCAGTGACAACAAACCCGACCTTAGATGTAGGAGAAACTCCGTACTTATCAAGAGCAATAGTTTGTTCATCATTTCTAACTATAAATCCGTCAACGAAGTATGATCCCTCATTGACTGTAAAGATACTACCCACACCAATAGGAGGAGTAGTAATTGGCTTACTAGTTTCATTGACACCTACTGTTGCAGTAAAGGCATCAGGAGTATTTGACTCTAGGGTTTCTCCTTCCAAGAAAGTGGCAGTTTCCGAATTGCTACCATCATTTTCGTAATTTACATAAAGAGTCGGATCATCATCTTCTGTCTTTTCAGTGGCAAAGTTTACAAACGCTTTGACACCCGAAGTCACACCTGTAAGTGTGAACCCAACAAAACTATTTGCAGTTGCACCTTGAGTAAGAGATGCCAATCTCACATAAGAGGCAGGTATGCTGACAGTAAAATCACCAGGAACTACAGTATCCCCTTCTTTTAGAAAAACACCAGCTAACTTCTCAATCTGATCCTGTAAGATACTTTGAGTCGTGGTTAATTCTCTGGCCTGGATGGGGAATCCAGGCTTATACATGACTCTATAAAAGTTCTTATTTGGATCGAAATCATCAAAATAAGGTCTTACATTAGTATTGGTCGAAATTGGCATCTCTCAGGCTCTTTAAGGATATTTAGTATGAAATAATGAGGCTAACTCGTTCAGTCTGTGTAGGTTGTCTTTTGATGGGACTTAGATTTGTTAGGTATATTAATTCACCAGTATATTTTTTAAATTCTGGCTCTGCATATCCATTACTAAATTCTTGCGAAAGGAATGTGTCATTGAAGCTAAGGTCAGGGGTTACCTCTTTGTTCCTCTCATTAGGAAATGTCAATTCTCTATTTGTAACAATTTTTGCATCACCACCGAACCTGTACAGAACTCCATCATCATCTGTGTGATACTTTGGATCTTGTATGTAACTGATGATGTTTTCAACATTGTTCCAACCGGCCACAGTCCCTTTAGCGGTGAATGTGAAGATTGTTCCGTCGTCTCTTACTATTGATGTTGTCTGTGATATCGTCTCTCCAATAATAAAATCAATATCTTGAGTGCTTGGTCCTCTCTCCTCTGATGCCAAATCTTCTATAACCTTCACTCGATAGTGAGCACTTAGGGTTTCTTCATTTGACTCTGTCTCAATATTCTGTAATATACCTATTTGTCTAAAGGTGGTGTCTGGAAGGAAATCAAGTTGGTCATAGTTTAATGACGAAAATACACCAACTCTCGTTCCACCGAGTTGCCTAGAGAAGTCAAATCCCCATCCTCCAGGTGGTGAGATGATTACATCTGCTCTAAACGTTCCATCGCCCCGTGGATTGAGTCCATTCTGCCTGGCATCCAAGTCAGCAAGTGTTCTATAAACTCTGCCGGGTGTGAAATCAATAGTTGCAAAAGTATATCCTGATCCTGGTCTTACGACTCGAACATCAAACACTCTACCCTCAAGAACTGTCAATCTACACACAGCGCCAGTTCCATCTCCCACGATATTACTATAGTAAAAAGGAACTTCGTTGGGAACTGCACCTGGAGAATTAGTGTATCCAAGTCCTCTATTGATTAGTGATACAGTGTAGACTGCTCCTTCTGTCAAAGGATTTGCCTCTAAAGAAGATACTCCATCATTAAAGATAGGCATATAATTCTGAGTGGCATAGTTTCTTAGAACTCTCTCATTGAGTCCGTATAAGAATAACCACTGGTATCCATCAGATGTAAACTGTGGGTTTGAGGATCCATGTAAGAAGGTTGGTTCTACAGTAGACTGACCATTTTCATTATTACCCAAACAGGCATAAACATCATTATTCTGATTGATTACAATAAATCTTGCGTCATAAAGATTTGACGCATTGGTATATGATCTGTTATTTATCGTATAGTCATGTCTATACATGTCATAAACCAATCCAGATTCCCATCTTAATCTGGGTATCATATGGTAACATTCATTTGGGTCAATTTTTTTCAATGACAACAACTGATTATTAACCTCATAGTATTCCTTATAACTATTGTCTGGAACAGGTGGAACCTCCTCCCCAGATACTATACCCGGTTGGACCGGTCTAGTCATATCATATTCCCACGGCATAGGTCTTCCTATAAACACAAAGGCGTTATTATTTTTTACGACAATGGGTTGATCTACATTATCATCACCACATGAAAATGCGTCAGGTTCCATCTCTGGAAAATCTTCATCTCCAGGAAATGTCGTTGTAACACCAAAAAATGATTCGATCAAATTTTTGGCGTTTCTTACTCTAATATCGTTAGTATTTACAGTTGCCATTGGCCACTCTTTTAAATGTATTTATGGTAGAAATAGACATAAAATATTATAATATGATGTAATTACCTAACTCGTCTCCAACATATTGTGAGAATCTGGACTCTGTTTCTAAGTATACATTGTTGTCAAAGACTTCACCTGCATTACCCATATCTTCAAAGCAAATAGGATCACTATTTGCAAATCCTCCATCAGAGAAGTAATTTGGATCACTATCGGAGAACCCACCATCTCCATCGATTAAACATTTAACATCAAGATCGATATCTGGAAGATTACCTGAATTTCCTCCGTCTAGTAAGCATTCAAAGAAGATTGTGTCTGCCTTACCACCATTGGAGTAGTAGTTAGAAACACTATCAGCAAAACCACCATCTCCATCAACAAAACAATCAAACTCAGGTGGTGTGATTATTCTGAATCTGGTGACTTCAGCTTCCTCTGTATTAAATGTAGATTTTGAACTATCATGAATAGTAACATCAGCAAATCGAATGAATCCAGTTGGATGTGTTATCTTCTCTACGAAGTTGTCATAAACAATCTGTTGTATCGGTGAAGATATTACATAAGAGAATAACTGGAACCTGAATGAATCCTGAATTACGGGGAAGGGGTCACTCAATATCGATGTCTGGTCTATGAATCGACCTTCGGGAACAGATGTACCACTCACTTCAATCCTTGTATCAGATTGACCATTTACGGCGACAATTGCCATGGTTCCAAAATTATTATATAACATCTCCCCTTCATTTAAATAACCCTCCAGATCAACCAATGTTATGATTTGATTACCGGGATCATAAGACTTCACTTTACCAACAGCTTGTCTAACTTCATTGGTTCCTTGATATACTATTTGACCTTCAGAGAAGGAATCTACACTCTGATCGACAAAGTCAAGAACCGCTCTAGTTTCTATCAGAATCTCTGGCTTAAGTGACCTATCTGCGGATATTGCTCTACCTGGTTTGATTATTTTGATAGATTCAATTTTACCGATATCTTTGGTGGTAGGAATATATGTTCCACTAGGTTCTATGATGAGCACAATTGGATCAACATAATCCTCACCACCATTCAATATCTTAATTCCTACAACCATTCCGCACTGGACATAAACCTGGGCGGTAGCACACTTACCGTTATTTGTGCGGTCAATAATTACCGCTATCGGATTTACATACCTGGAACCGCCGTTGATAACATCTATTGACTCAATTTTACCTCCATCAAGATTAATCTTGAACTCTCCTCTATCAATCTCACGATGATATAGACCAATGATCTCGGGAATTTCTTGATATCCAATACCAGGAGAAGTAACTCTTATCCTATTGACTTTATTGATAGCATTGAAAGAATTAGTAGAGTACTCTAAATTCTCGTCAAATTCTTGTTGACCTTGGCTCTTGACATAAAACTCATCAAGGTAGATTGAGAATCTCGTATTTGCTAATTCGTTACCGAAGTTGGCCTGAGGACCAGAACCTGTTTTTGGAGTAAATACCTCGACCTTGTTTTGTTCTAATAATATAAAATTACCTCTTTCATCCTCAACGAATCTTGAGAACCTAGGCTCCTCCGTATCTACAAATATGTCGTCTTCGAGGAACTCCCTTTTCAGTATATCTTCTATCTCATAACCTTGACCTGAACTTATTATCTCGACATCTACTATTTGACCCGTAAGGGGATCAACATGGGCTATAGCTAGTCCACCATTTCCATGTCCTCCAGAGAATGTAATATAAAAATCCTCTGTATAGTATCTACCGGGATCTGTAATTACCACATCGTATATACCACCATCTGAGTTAACTCTCACATATCCCTTGGCAAGATTTACAAAACCAGCCTCTACAACCTCATGAATTCCGTTGACCTTTTCAAATTTAGAATTACGAAACTCGACAAGGTCTCCAACTTTTAATTTGTGAGGAGTTTCGGTATTAACAGTATAAAGTGCTCTTGTTGTATTTGCGGTGATCGTACCATCAGGTAGATCTATTGCACCAGTCTCATCCTCGAACGCACGAGTCACAATCATTGCAGAATCAAAGTCATTAACTTGTCTGACCTTTGACTTTTCATTCCGTTTATCAAATCCAGGTGCTCCCATCTGGAACTCAATCTGATCCTGTGGTAAGAAATTATTGGTGTTTACGAAGAACAACCTTTCTTGTGTAGAAAGTTCTGGAAGACGTGCAATAGGTGCATATGCGGTATCATCATCGGGACCACCACTTCCTCCACCAGATCCAACGAGTCCATCAAATGAATACTGACCTGAGATAGTTCCGTGTGGATTAGTTACAACCCATTGTTTACTGGTTGAATCCTCAAACCAGATATACATCTTACCAGTAACTGGTGACCACCATAAATTACCAGGTTCAACTGGGGTGCAAGTTCCATCAACTAAACTAGAAGAGAATGTAGGTGCAGTATCCGAAATAATAACTCTGATGGTCGATGAATATACATTACCAGTTCTTGAAGTAGATGGAACAGGATATAGACTATCTGACGAGTATTCTCCAAATGGAACTAATCCTGAGGGGTCGGTACAAACCCACTCAGCAGTATATCCGCCCTCTATATTATTGTTTATAGGATCGAAATACTGATTGATATCATCACTATTCCATATGTACATAACACCAGTATGTGCAGACCACCAAAGGTCACCTAATACGTTAGGAGTTTTATCTGGTCTGGAATCTGGTGCTGTGTTTGAAATAGTTACTACATTTAAACCAGGTTCATTATAAACAAGTTTTGTCGTTGGTTGTGTAGTTCCGATCTCTTTATCACTAGCATATGCTCCAAGTGGTCTGACACCAATTGGATGTGTACAAACCCACTGTGATGTGCTTCCTTCGATCTGTCCTTCGTCTAAAATTCCATCATCATAATAAATATACAGTCTTCCGGTCTGTAACGACCACCACAGGTCACCTGGTTGTAAATCAGAACCATCTAATCTTGATCCTGGTTCAACAAATGAACTAAATGTTGCACTATTATTACCAATTGAACCTCTCCTTGACCTTGTGGTTGGGGAGGTAGGCATCGTAATCTTTTGCCCTCGGTTGTCAAAGAAACTATCTCCATACTGAATCAAATCTTCTGTAAAGACTTGAACAATCAGGATCTTTCTATCAGAGTCGTAAGATACCACTCTTGCCTTTGATCTAGTCGTGTTGATTTCACTGAATGTAGTGATTATTGTATCTGGTACAAATGTAAAGGTTCTGTTTCTATTGAAACTTAGATCTAGTCTTTGTCTGTGAGATATTAATTTTGTGGCAACCAAACTTGATGATGAACTTACAACCTGTTCACCTTCGACCATCATAACTTTAGCTTCGGCTCCACCACCACCTGTTCCTCTGTTTTCAAAGTAACAGAAGTCTCCTACCATTGCACCTGCTACTACTGTTCCATCTCTAACATCCTCTATGGTCCTAGAACCAACGATGATTGGATTCGACTCTACTTCTATCTCACTAACGACAATATCTTCATCATTGTTGTTAGTTAATCTGTAGTCAGTAATAATTCCCCTATCATCCCTTGATCTAACAATAATTACGTTGTTAGTAGAACTTGATAAACCCACACTTGCAATAATTCTAATCGAATCGTGAGTTACTAAGAAAAGGTTTCCTACTGGACTTTGAGGTGGTGCTTCATCCCTACGTATACTTCCTCCATTATCAACAATGACTTTATGGATTGAACCAGTTGATACATCAGCAATTTTCAGTTCAATTTCATCGTTGGTTGGTGTCAAGAAATTATTACGTAACCTTTCGACTTGTGCGAAATCAAATGTCAATGGAGTTTCATCAGGAACGTTTGAACTATAAATCGTAGACCTATTGATAGCCTCTACCCCTTCACTATCAATCAAATTCACCACTTGAGATATAGGTCTGTCACAGAATGTTTTACCGATGATGTAAGGGAAAGCAGGAACGCCCTCTTCATCAATGGTGATAAAGTATGCATGAATCCCATCGGGATAGAGTTCCTTGGGATATTCTGGAGTATTACACAAACGACAATTGTTTTCTCCTAGAATCCAAGGTGGAATAGGATCAGGGTCATCCGGGTTTCCTGTATCACATTTAATTCTCTCAACATCAGTTTCAATATATATTCCATTGTCATCTAGTTTATTCAGTAAGATTGGACGGCTCCTGAGACCACTCTGTCCTCCAGTTCCAATTAGAATAGTGGTGTTATTGTTATCGTTCAGTTCTTTTGTAGGATTTTCGGTATCAAAATCAACAACATTCAACACCAACTTATCATTTGATCCCGAGCTGGTTACAATATCTTGATCATTATTGTTTTGTAAATCTGACTCCTTAATATCAAATACACTTGTTAGTATGGGTTCAGTCTCGAAGTCATCTGCTCCGGCACTCGTCATCACCTCTCTATCATCATTAGTATTCAATAAGGCCTCGGTGAATGTATTACCTATTCCTCCAAGATACTTGGGAATGTTTTCAGTAACGACAAATAATGATTTCTCTGAGTTTAATAAAGGCGCTTCAAATAAATCCTCTAATAAGTTATTATTCAATGAAGGGTCAAAAACATCAGTCTCCAAAACAAGACCAGATTCTGAAACAATCAATAGTTCTGCTTCAGTCTCAATAAGACCTCCATCTACTGGTGGAGGAAGTTCAATGCCTGCAACTTGATCTGGAGCAAATAGGTAATCCTCCACAAATGTTCCCATAGGGAATTGCCTAATTGATGGAGGATTAGACCCTACATTCCTTCCACCACCACTTGGAATTATCTGCCTTCTATCCTGTCTTAAAATATAACCACTTTCCATCCTACGAATACCATTAGCATCATCGACGCCATTTTCATATCCATATGGTCCGTAAATTGGGTTACCGTCAAAGGCAAAACCTAAGATAGGTGAGTGATTGGATCCATCATCATTTGTTGCTCTTCTTAACTGAGTCGGGGAACAAATATAACCATATGTTGTCCTTTTAACTCCCGACTCTGGAGTATTTGCTTCGTATAAGAACCCATTACCTCTGTCAAAGGTAAAATCACGTTCATTAATAACTTCTGCATAACGATCAAACTTATAGAACTCAACAGTGGCGTTAATCTCCGCCCCAGAACCAATCGGGACGGCTCTAACAAACGTAGCAATGGGATGATAGTCTATTCCACTGCTAACTACTCTTGCACTGATGATTTTATCACCATCAGTCTCACAATTGATTAAAGCACCTCTTCCCCTTCCAGAACCATCAACAACTTGCAAGATTGGTTGATCTTTATAAAATCTACCTCCACTTTGTACCGATACATCAGTAATTCTACCAAAATTGTCAAATAACAAAGAAAAACTTGCACCCTCACCACTTGAGATTCTAACACTAGGGTTATCTGGATAATTTCCTGTTGAAGTGGGAGTAACTGCTAAAATAGATCCTGTTACTGGATCAACAGAAACTTGGGCAGTCGTTATTGGAGGAGTAATAACAACTGTTGGATTTTTATAACCAGATCCAGGTTTTATAATACTAAATGAAGCAATTGAACCCTGAACTATCTTCTTTTTAGATACATTACTAAATGCACGAACCCCATCAATGAAAAGACCAATTTGATCGTTTCCTTTTTCGTCAAATACGTAAATCGGTTTCCCATCAAGTTCACGACCAACTAAATTGGCCTTAATATTGTCCCTTCTGGGTATAATGCCGATAAAGGCAGAAGGATCAATTCCAGGACCAACCCGATTCTCTGGTAAAACTAAATTTGAGTTTCTATTGAAGGGTCCAATAGCGAATTCTGGAAATCCACCGGAAGATACGAAGGTATAGTCGTGATCAAAGTATATACCATCAGGTCCTCGTGTTCTATCTTTGATAAAACCGATTCCAAGAGGATTATCCACAGTGGGAAGTCCCACATTAGTCATTGCCAACTCATCTGAGAAGTTTTCTCTCCAAGTTGGGTCAAAAACATTGTCAGAACCAGTCACGCCCAAGACTGGATCTCTAGGGTCTGTATTACCTGGACCGTTTATGGTAATTTCATCATCTAAAGTGTGCAATAAACCTGGATCTTCAATTTTAACATCTTCTACAAGTCCTAGTGGCCAAGAACGACTTACAAATCGGGTGCCATTGTCATCTACAGTGGATGTCTCAACATAGAATGGTCCATAGACAAATGATCCGGGAAGATGTTCCGAAGCAACACCTATAAACCCTCTTTTACAATTTAAAAACTGATTGAGTGATTTTTCTGTATACCATATCGCCTCATTGTCTATGAATATTACACCTTTATCTGGGAATCCAAGTGTTGTCTCTACCGTTACGATAAAAGTGTCAATTTCATCAGTAACAGACACTACTGGATTCTTTAAAATTCTTGTCAGTTTAGTTCTAGGATTGGCAATGATCTCCCCTTCGAATAAACTCTCGTTGAGATACATCTCAAACTGATCTTCACTTTCATATGGATAATTTGATGCGTAATCAACAACAGTTTTAGCAAAGATATCCTTATCATTAAGATATGACTTAAGAACAAGTTCAGATCCAATTGTTTTGTCTGGGAGTATATAATTTTCGTTCGGATCAGTGAATAACTCGGGAATTGGAACACTCCTAAGAATCATTTGTTCCGACCAAGTCGATTTGGACGGAGTTATCATCCTATCTCCAGGATAGAATACCTCAACATCGTTCTCACAGAACAACATCTTAAATAATGCCTTGATTCCAAGCTTGGAACCCTTAGATGCAAAGAAGTCCTTTATGTTTTGAAGAAGTGATGACCTGTTTACTTCAGGACATACTCTATCACTCTCTATATTTGGAGTATACGATTTATGAATCGTCTCCAACATCGCCAAAAGGAACAAATTGGATAGATTGACAACCACAGACCCTGCAAAATGGTCAGCAGGAATTGTTTGTGACAGATATGTTCCGTTGGTACGGAAAGTAGGTAAGACAGTTGTTCCTGATGCACCTCTCTGAAGGTCATAAAGGAAATTACCTATTCGATAACGATAGAGAATAACCTCATCATCTATCAATATGACTCCATTACGCTCTGGAAACCCAGTGCCATCCATCAACTCGATAACTTCATCATTATCGAAGGACAATGAACTTAACTTCTTATTGACAAGGTTACCAGACATAACCGCCTGGGCATCACCTTGAGGACTTGCTGCCAATATATTCTGGCCATCCTCAGTATCTACTGGAGCAAAGAGTAATCCACCTTCACCGACACCACCATTAACGGCTAAGTAGTTATATTGTACTAGTTTATTCTTATAAGTATCAAAGTTTCTATACTTTAAAAGATTCTGTAAAATATCTTGACCAAAACCTAATCTTTGCTCACTTTCATCGGATCGAGCAATAAAGTTTGGGAATCGAGATGATGGTCCAGTCGGGACAACCATCCCATCTTTGACCAGTGTAAATCTTTCCCAAATCCATGACGGGATAAGTTGATTGACAAGATCAGAAGGTCCGGCAATCTCCTGTCTGTAATCGGTGCTTTGGTCTAATACTTGATCTGTCATGATCCTGAAATTTCTGTATCGATGATGGCTACAATGTCGGATTTAGAAACATCAAGTTCTAAAAATGTTATATTTTTAGCTATAATATCGGAATCTCTAGGTATAGCACGAACTTCTATGATATTTCTCGGTAATACTGTATTAACAATAGTTACCGGTCGTGAATATCCGATACGAACCTCCCCAGAGAAGTAGTCAATTTCTCCAAATTCCTTATCATCGATGATTTTGTTGTTATCACGATCAAAAAAGAAGCTGCGAATTTTGGCTAAGATGTGAGTGATCTCGTTATTTTTATTTCTAATGAATTTTCGGGTTTTAGGGTCATCCTCAAAGAAGAAAATCCTAGGATCTGGAACTCCTTCAACCTCAACTTCGAATCCAGAGGAGTAAACCACTGATTGCAGGTCTGATGTAAGCTCTTCCTCCTCGGAATTGACCTTAATTTGTTCTTCAAAACAGATTTCATAGGTGGCAGAGGTGTTTCTGATCGCTACAACGTCCTTTCTGAGTCTCAGGAACGTGTTGTTTCTTGTAATTGACTCATCACTATCATCAATAGCTCCAACTATCTTAGAATACCGTATAGCACCACCAAAACGAGGCACTGCTTGGGAGTCAACATACCTTTCAAGAGTCCTTCTGACCGAAGCAATGATTGCTGACTGATCTTTTATTGTTCTTTTCTCGTCAAAATAGACAGCAGAAACAACTTCCACATTCAAAATGTCTGGATCTAGGAATTGAATGTCGAGAGAGGCGACTCTAAATGGGTCTAATGACTTTTTGATGAAATTTTTGGCAATTTGTGATAGGGAGTTACCAGTTTTGGGTTTGATTACAACAAAAATCCTACCAAATTGTGGGATAGGCATGTTCTCACCACCTATTACATACACATCCTCAATTGCCGGATAGATCTTACGGACTAAGATTTCATAATCTTCAGTTGTAACAGTGCGATTTTGAGCTGCATACTCCCTAGGGGCTCTGAATTTGATGGAAGATGTGCTCTCAATGTCGGCTCCACCCTCTGTAACACTTGCGGATAAGATGTTTGGTCGAACTCCAGAGATAGAATTACCGGAAGTATCAAACAATTGTCCAATAAATGCGTAATTTGTTTCGCCGTGAATACCATTTGCTATGGGTCCGTTGGTTACAATGTAAGATACTAAGATTTTAGCCCCATTTTGTAGCTTTTTACCAAAGAAACCATCACCGAAGGTGAGTTCATAGAAAGACTCATCAACTTCCTCTAGCCAATAAACCCTCGATTCTTGTCCAATCGTGGTTAAATTATTAGCTTGAGCGTAAAATTTAACTTCATCTTGTTGTGGATTCTCCTGGACCTCTACTCTAATAGTAGTAGTATCGACATTTTTGTTACGAATTACGAATCTTTGATTAAAATTACTCTCATCAACAAGAAATGATGCATTTAGCAACACCCCTTCATGAACTTTAACTCTTAAAAATCGACACTCTCCATCATTTGAGACTGCAGATGTCTCAGGATCAATGATATTAAAGACAAAATTCCTCCTTCCGCCCCCTGTAGAGAAACATAATCCGGGATTAATGGTTAAAAACTGTGGAAATCCACTAGGAAATCTTTCACGATCCAACTGAAAAGTAAAATCTACCTCTGAAAATGCAGATTTAGCAGATGCTGGAACGTATCCAATTGATCTAGCGTTAGCAACTACATTATCACGAATGCTAGCACTCGCCAAAAATGACTCATTGGCGATCATATTCGTGGAATATGCGTTAAGTTGAGCCTGATACGCGATCAGGTTCAAAATTACAGATAAATTAGACCCCTCAAAATCATAATCAGTGAACTGACGTGTTGATTTTAAGTAATCTATTAAATTGGATTTAATTTGGTCAAAATCGACCTCAGTTAATTGAATGGCTCCTGCCAATGTTCCTACCGTCTACTTTTGACTATTTATAGAGTTATCTGGTAGGTCTTAAGATCTGTTGAACAGTAATAACCTCATCTCTGCCAATGATATTATAGTCAATTGTCAGCAAAAAAGCATACTCTTCTGGCCTACCCTCTGCCTTCACATTTCTTACCTCAACCCGTGGTTCACTGAATTCAATCGTCCTTCGGACTTCTACCTCTATCAACTCCTCTGTGGCAGGATCATTCATATCAAAGAGTAATTGGTAAACATTTGACCCAATATCCCTGTCAAAGGGAACCTCGCCGGGTCTGGTGAGGACTAAATTTCTCATTGATGTCTCAATTGCCCTCTGATCTAAAACTAGAGGAAGATCTTTAGTCAAAGGATTGGGTTCAAATCCAATACTGATGTCAATAAAAGTCTTTTCTTTTCTTCGGAGTTGAATTGCCATTAAAAAAGGGGCCTTTAGCCCCTGTATTTAGTCACACTCGGAAGAATCTAACCAACAATTCTCCCATGACTTCTGTTGACGTTCACGTTGT